GTCCTGTGATCGTGGTTTCAACGCGGATGGACATAGCTCACACCGCAGTAGAAAGTGCCGCCCTGAACTTGTCCCCCAGGGCTTCCCGTAGCTCAATCCCGATCCCGCCGACGCCAAAGGGCTGGCTCAGCTCCAGCATCCTCAACTGCCCCTGCTCGGTACCGTCAGCCAGGGTGGGCAGTGTTGACAGGTTAGTCAGCACCGCCTTGCCTTCGGCGCCTGGTAGCATCCCAGCCGGCCTGTAGCCCGTCTCATTCCAGCTCAGCGACGACCCGGCAGCCAGCCAGCTGGCGGAGCCCAGCAGCGCCCAACGGGTGAGGTATCCCTCCAGGATCAACGAGCCCGCAACCACCCCTGGCAGATCCTGCTCGCTACGGCCCTGGCTTTTGGCAAAGGCCTCGACCACCACCGCAGGGCCAGCAGCAGGCACCCCGGCGCGGAAGTTGGTGATCGCGCCAGGCGGCGTCCAGAGCATTCTCAGGTTGGCGTATTCGGCGAAGTCCGTGGCCATCAGCTACGCACCAGTTGCGACATTCCGCCGCTGTTGCCGACGACCGGTTTGATCCCCAGCGACTGGAAGATCCGGCCCTTTAAGTCGGCCAAACGAGCGGCGAGCACGGCGCCGGCCGTCCCACCAGAACCGCCGCTTTCGTACTTCACGCGCAACAAGTCGGTGTTCCACTCCAGCACGTCGGCCTTGCTCTTCATGTCCTCGCGGGTCAGGGTGGTGCCAGGAATGGGGCCTTCGTAGCTCCCCGCATTGCCCAGATGCGCCGTGTTGCTCTCCACCCGTTCGGCGTAGTCCGCTTCCAGGTTCTCGATTTCGTCGATCCATTTTTGCACCTGGGTGACGGCGGCGGTGGAGGTGATTGCCACCCTGTTGAGGATTGAGGTCAGTTCGGTCAGGTTGGCCACCGACAATGGCCAGCCGGCATAGCCCCGGATTAGCTCGCGGTCATCCCGTGGCGTCACCCGCCAGGCGGCGTTTAGGGTTGGGATGGTCATGGTGCGGTGCGATCTGCTGCAGGTTTCCGGGAAAGCTGCGGTAGTAATCGGAGATTCCCGTGTACGGCAAATCAGCAGGCAAGGGCGCAGGCAAAGGCTCAATGGCGATGGGCAAGGGCAAGAAGGGTGGCAGCTCAATGTCCATGGCGATGCCGAAGAAAGCCAAGCCCGCCAAGTCTGCCCGCCCAAAGGCCAAGTAATCAGCCTGGGGCGCACCACTGCCTGATTCTTGCCGCCCTGTCGGCACAGAAGAACGGCTGATCGTGGTACCAGGCCCAGACATCGCTATCGCCCTTTGACGCATTGCAGCGAGCGCAGGCGGCCACCTGATTGGCGCGGACCGTGGGCCCTCCCCTGGCCTTGGCGATCACATGATCGAGCGTGATGTTTTTGGGCTGGCATCCGCAGTAAGCGCAAATTCCATCCCAGGCGTAAATGATCTCGCGCCTGAAACTGCTTCGAGTGACCAGCACCGTTCCCTCGATTCGGTGGGATGCCACCTAGGCGAGCTTCTGCAGCCAGACGCAGGCGCTCAGGCTGATGGATCTTTGCAACATGGTGACGACCTTGTGGCCGCTGCGTGGCGGCATGGTCAGGGCAACCTCACGCAACACCTGCCGGGTAGCCTCTTCATCCCTGGCCCCTACCGTGGCACGAAGGGTCAGGAAGGCCCGCAGTTCGGGGGACATCGGTGCGTCCGTAGCGGGGGGCATCGGTGCGTGGCGTTTTCTCAGCTTGCCAGGGTGGCTTAGGGAATGGCAATGGCTTAGGATGGGCAGGCCGGGGTCTTCATGGGAGTGGGGCTGACGCCCCGGCACCCATTCACCACCATCGAAGATTCGGCCATGAAACTGCTCAGAGCGTCATCGTTGGCGATTTTCATCATGCTGCTTTCTGGCTGCACCGCACCAGATAGGGCAGTTCGAACGCTTACCGATGCTGGCTATTCCAACATCAAGATTGGCGAATACGCATGGCTTTCATGCGGTAAAGGCGACGTGTACAGCACCAGGTTTGAGGCAACGGGAATAACCGGCAGGACCGTAACGGGCGCGATCTGTAACGGCTTTTTCAAGGGTGCCACAATCCGTTTTGATTGATTGTCTTACCCATTCACCGCCGAGCAACCCATGCAACCACGAGCACAGCACCTGGAATGGTGCAAAAAACGCGCCTTGGCCTATGTGGGTCAGGGCTACCTGCAGCAGGCGCTGGAGTCAATGCTCAGCGATCTTGCGAAGCACCCCAAGACTGCAGATCACCCAGGCATTGCGCTTGCCGTGGGCAGGATGGAGATTGGAGACCTGACCACAAGCGGGCAGGTGCGCGAGTTCATTGAAGGCTTCAACTGACCACCCACCCATTCGCCTCTCCACTACCACCGATGACCGCCCCCCGCATTATTGCCCAGAGGCATCTGGCTCAAGCTAGAACCCGTGATGAAGTCCGTGATCAAGTCCGTGCTCAAGCCCAAGCGGAAGGGCCAAGCCTCACCGATGTTGACGAGTTGTGCGCCGAGTTTGGGCTCCGTCTACCCGACAACAAAGGCCGCGTTTGCTCAAAAGAAGTCCTGCGCGACGTAATCACCGCCGCCATCACCCGCTGGCGTGCCCCGGTTGCTCAGCCCGCCAAGCCGTGGCCGGTGAACCTGGACGCATCTGCACATCAACCGCTGGAGAGGCTGTCCATGGGCAAACTTGTCTCCGAGCGGATTCAGGAGCTTTTAGATGAAGTCGCCCAGCAAGGTCTTGAGCCTAGCGGCGTTATCCTTGGCATCAGAGCAGAAGAGCTTCTACGCAAGGAAGTGCGCAAGTCGCTCATTTTTCAGCGTAACGCAAATCAGGACAACCCATTACCTCTGCCTAATGTTCAAGACCAACTGTTTGTTTACGGCGTTCAAGTGAATAAAAGCGATGTAGAGGCAGCTGAATACGTTGGCATTGAATGCCAGTAACCAACACCCTCGCCAATCCACCCCCCATGCCTGACGCCACCACTAACCTCCTGCCCTGCCCGTTCTGCGGGAGCGCTGATACAGACGATGTTTTGTACTGCGCTGTTGACGAGTATCACCGCGCCTACGTTACTTGCTCCAACTGCTTTGCCGAGGGCCCTGTCGTTAGCGACGAAGAGATAGGGTCCGCTGCGGCTATCGAGCAAGCCGCCGCTGCCTGGAATCAGCGCAACACCTGGCGGCCGATCGAAACGGCGCCTAGGGATGGGACGTGGGTGCTGCTTGCCGGCGGCGAATGTGAATATAACGAAGAAAGTGATAACAGGGGGCGTGTTGTTACGGCGCAGTGGACCACCGAATACAGGTCAAACGCAGGCGACCGACCGATTGCCGATTTTGGGCGCTGGGAGTTTGCGTACTACGACTCAGGCTTTTATGGGGAATACGAAAACCCCACCCACTGGCAGCCCTCCCCAGCCCTCCGCCCATCACCCCTAGCCGTTGATCCATGACTAACCCATTCACTCAATTCAAATATGCTTTTGGGTTCTGGGCTGCTGCTGTTTTTGGTATTTACTCTCAAGATTTTTACGAGTGGAATGAATGGCTATTCCGCGACCCAAGATACACGCAGGAAAATCTTACGGGACGATTCTGGGATGAAATTAACGAAGGCTGGGAATGGATGCAGCCTTACATGATTGACCATCTTGTAGAATTTGATTCATGGGGCAAACTCACCCCCCAGCCGCCCGCCTAGCCGCGATCTCCCCCACAGCCTCGCTGAACGTCCGCCCACCTCTCGGGGCATCCAACGGCGCCGATGGCTGCACGCTGCGGGTGCGATCGGGGAACAGGTAGCGCTCGCTGGCGGTTGGGGCGGTCAGGGCACGCTGCAGTAGCCCTCTGGCCCGTTCTTCGCTGATCCCTTCAGCCTTGGCCAAGGACCTGACCCCTGCCGCCTGTTCCTCCCGCCAGAAGTCGTTATCGAGCAGGGTGTCACGAATCACCGGGTCCGTTTCCAGTACCTCATCAGCCGGCAACGGGACCGGCGTACAGCGGCATTGTGGGTGGGCTGGGATGACCACCTGATCAGCCGGGTAGATTCGGCCATGGCGGCTGAGGCACCACCTGCAGGTGCGTTCGTCAGTGGCGGCAACCCAACGGATGAAACTGAAGCCCTCGGCCAGGTTGTGATCGATGGCCCCCTTGACGTAGGCATTGGCCAGCTCTGACCGGGCGATCACCTCGGCACGCTGGCGGAGCCCCATCCGTGAAGTCTTGCCGGTGGGGTCGGTTGTGCCCTCCAACGCCCCAACGATCTGCCGTTCAAGCCGGCGAGGGCCCCAGCCACGGGCGACACCTTCGCCAACGATCTGCGCGATCTGATCACGGAACCGTGCGGATTCGCCCGACATGAAGGCGGTAGCGGTCTGGGCAGCGGCGCGGATCGCCAGCGGATTGGCCCCGGCGAAGGTGGCGCTGGCACCGGTAACGATCCCCTGCAATGCGGCGGCAGCTTCACCGCCAACGGATAGGGCCTCGACCAGGTCGGTGGTGAACTGGCGCTGCCAGGCGGTGATTTCCTCTGGCGGCAAGAACTGCTGAGCGTCCCGCAGGATGGTACGGTACTTGGTGGATGCTTCGGCGGAGCTGTAGGCGCCGGGGGCCCTGATGGGGTTGCCTTCGGGGTCAAGGTCGGAGGAGCCTACGGCATTGAGGTAGGCGCTGTAGTGCCGCTTCAGGTCACCCAGCACGCGATCCAGTGCGGTGCGCAGCATGGCGGTGGTGTTGGCCAAGGTGCGGGCTTCTAGCTGGTCAAGGATGGCGGCGTAGTCGTCAACGACTCCGACGATGCGGGTGGTCATCGGTTAGCGGCGACGGCGCCGAAATTCCATGATCAGGCGGTTTGTGTTGACCGCTTGCTCTCGGGCCCTGACACGCTCAGCCCTTTCCCTTTTGGCCTTTGCCGTTTTGCTTTCTGGCTTTGGCCTAGACAGCTCAATTGCTCTCGCTCGCGCTGCTTTTACTGCACTTTCAGCCCTTGACTCAATTTGCCTAGCCCGGAATCCGGTGCGTGCAGCGCGGGACATGCGGCGAGAGCGCTGATCAATCCGATTGGATTGAGCAATCCCGTCTTCCGCTGACTTAGGTTTGCGCTGAGGCTTAGCTGCCGCAGCCCTCGCCTTCACCCTCGCCGTCACCGCCCCCTGCTTTAGCCCCTTGGGCTTGGCCACGGTGCCCCTCGATGCCGCACCTTTCACCGCCGCACGATTCCGCTCCTTGCTGGCCTTCAGGTAGTTGCCAGCCCGCTTCACCGCCCCGCGTTGGGCTGGTGATGCCCCAGGACCTGCCTTCGCCCTGGCACGCCTGAGGCTGGCCCGTGCCGCCAGCGTCCCTCCAGTGCTAAGCGGTTCTGCGCTCTTGCCAGGCTTGATGCGGCCAAGCATCTGCCGTTGGATTGCCATCGTTTGCTGCCGTTGCTGCCGCGCCTTGCCACGCTTGCCGGCGCCTTCGTTCATTTTCTGGCCCGATAGCCGAGCACGGGAAACACCGCCAACCTTGGGCGCCTTGATTCTGGAGCCTGGGGCCTGAGTTGGCTTGACGGTAGCGGCAGGTTTGATCGCCCCCCTCGCCTTGCCACCCTTGCCCATTGTGCCAGTCCTGGGCGCCGCTGCCATCTGACTGGTCTGCGTGGCCCGCTTGTTCCCGGTTGCGGTACGCAGCCTGCCGCCCCGCGCAGTAGCTCCGGTGCCACTACTGGCAAACCGGCCACGGTTGTCCCTGGAGTATTTCCTAGCCATGCCGATCAGCCAATTCTACCCAAGCTTTCCTGTCAACCTTTCTTGTTGCGACGCTTTTTCTTTGGTGCCCCAACAGTGTTTCGTGGCCCTGGGCGCAGATTGTTCTTCCCTCTTGACGGTTTACCAGGCCCCATAAATGCCAGCTGGTTGCCATAGGTCACACGGGCTCTGGCCGCAGGCTTGCTACCCTTTTCTGCTGCCGCTGTAGCTCGCTCCATGCGACGCCGAATCGCCTTGGCGCCATACCTGCTGCCGATTGTTCCCATTTCAGCTTGAGATATCAGGCGATCGGTTGGGTCCTTAGAGAATCGATTGATGATTGATTTTGCATTGCTGCGCTCAAAGCTTCGACGCGCTTTATCAAGCTTAGGTTGTACCTTTTTTATTCTATCATTAAAGCCGCTAATAGAATTTGTGACATCTTTAAGTGAGGTATCTATTCTTCTGTCAATCTGCTTAAATTTTGCCTTTGTGGTAGCTGCATTATATGGCTTGATATTGTTTGAGGGTGACTTTTTTGCTCTGTTTAAAGGTCGGACATTATTCTTTGCGTTGATCGGTTTTGGGGATGCAACGACCTGGCGAGCCTTGCCACCCTTTCCCACGGTGCCCTCCATAGGCGTCCGCGCTATTTTCTTGACCTGCGTGGCCCGCTTGCCACCGCTGGCGGTCCTCAATCTGCCACCCCTGGCCGTCGCCCCAGTGCCACTACTGGCGAACCTGCCACGGTTGTC